GGGTGCTGCAGTGGCGAGTTCTTCTTTCCTGACCTCGGCCGAGGAGAGCACGCTCGGGCGGTCTTCGCCGACGATCAGCGCGTCCACGGCTTCCGAGGTTTCCGCCACCTTGATGTCGGCGATTACGTCCCGGTGGTTCCGCTTGGTGGTCACTTCTTCCTGCTTGCCCTTGCCTTCCTCGCCTTCGCCGGTTCCCTTGCCTTCTTCGCCAGTGCCGGGTTCCTTGCCTTCGCCGCCTTCCTTGCCAGCCTCCGGGGCCTTTTTGACCTCGTGCAGCTTGACGGGCTCTTTCACCTCGAGGGCTTCTTTCCAGAAGTCGTTCTTGAGGCCGGGGACGAGGAGCGCTTCCGCTTCTTCGCTGTCGACGAGTGCCAGGCCTACGCCGGGGCGTCTCTCCTCGAAGTAGATCTTGCGGTTTGCGCCCTGCACCTTGACGTTGATCGTCCCGGTGTGTCTGCTGATGATCTCAATGGTCTTAGCCATTAGAAACTCTCCTTTCCTGCTGAGATGGGTTCTGCTGGTAGGTGCCCGGCTGCCGGTCGTGGCAGCCGGGCTTTGCTATACGCTACAGGTTAGGCCGAGTAGGTGCCGCAGTTCTTGTAAATCTTGACGCGCTGCGGTGCCTTGATGACGCTGACCATGTAGATCATGAGCAGGAACGGCAGGGTGGTGCCGGCCCAGGGCTGCGGGAACTTGATGAGCGGAGTCATCTGCGCGATGCAGATGTCCTTCGGGTCGGGCTTGACGAGCAGGGCCAGGCCGTTGGCGGCTTTGCCGTTGCTGTCGACGGTCTTCCACTCGCCCTTGTCCACGAAGGTCAGGTTGCCGGCGGTGGGCTGGGCGACCTTGGCGATCCAGATGGCGTCGGAGCCGTCGGCCTGGGTGCCGCGGTAGATGCGGTAACCGGTGGCGCCGGTAACTCGGGTCACGATCATGGTCACCTTGGATGTGGCGTCGGGGACGACCGCTGCCTGGGTGACGACCGGCAGGGATTCGCCGGTATCGTTGAACGCCGAGATGGTGTAGTAGAAGGTGCCGACGGCCTGGGTGCCGGTGGCCTCGTCTGCGACTGCCGGCTGGCTGTTGATTGCCGGGGTGGCCGGGGTGTTTGCCAGGGCGCCGTCGTACAGCGGCTTGCTGCCTTCCACTTCCTCGAGGAGGATGGAGAAGTCGAACTTGATGTGGCCGTAGTTCGTGTCGTACCCCGGTACTTTCTGGCCGGGGGTGTATTCGTCACCCTGGCCGCCGTCTTTGTTGTAGCGGACGACTCCGCGGGCTCCGAACTGCCTGTTGAGGCCGTCGGCGACGTGGGCGGACATCAGGTTGATGTAGCCGTTCATCGTCGGCTGCTTGCCGTTGGTGATCAGGTCGAGGGATGCCTCGTCCAGCTGGTCGTACCCGAGGGGTGCGCCCTGCATGTCGACCACGTTCTGCGGGTAATCCTTGGCGAGCTGGGTGAGCAGGCCGTCGAAGTTGACGTCGACGCCGTTCTCGTCGAGGATCGCCTCCTGGCCGAAGAACAGCTCGCGCTCGACCTTCTCGAGCAGCGCGACGGTGCGGTCCCGGTTCTCACGGACGGTCGGGTCCTCGAAGGCGCCGCCGTTGTTGCCGGTCATCATCGCCTGCTGGGTTACCCCGCCGAGTTCGCCGAGGAACTTGTTGTAAATCCCTTCGCGTTTGAAGCTGCTGATGCCGCCCTTCGGTGCTCCGCCCTGGGCAAAGCCGGCGCCGCCGCTACGACGGGAACCGAAGCCCTTGTGGACGTTGTACTCGTAGTACGGGTTGCTGGACGGTACTTTATTCAGCAGGTTGTACAGCTTGAAGTGCTGCTCGGTGATGAGAACCTCGGTCATGACGCCGTCGAGGTTTTCCAGCATGAGCGGGCCATTGCCGTTAGCCATGGGGTCGCCGGTGTTGGTCATCATCGCCTTGCGGAGATCATCGACCACCTGGTCGGCGGTCTTGCCATAGCCGCCACTTTTTAGCATCTGATCGTAACTCTGGATGTTGTACATCTGTGTGTTCCTCCTGTTTTTGTACGGTTGCTGTGGCAGACCGATGGTTCTAGACTTCGATGATGTCTCTCACTTCCTGGGGAAGCAGTTCGACGTTCTTGTGGGTGCCGAAGTTGGAAAGCCAGTAGGCCGCGACCGTTCCTTCCTGGACCGCCTTCTGCAGCGCCTCCTGGATCTCGGGCCTCGACTTCTTCAGCTCGCCTTCCTCGTGTTCAGCAGCGCCGGTGCCGATCCTGGCGGCGTTCGGAACCACGGCGCCTGCGCCCATGGAGCCCAGAGACTTCTTCATCTCCTCCATGTCCGCTCTCTGGCTCTTGACGAGTTCGCCGACGACGCCGGCCAGCTTGATGTTGAGGTTGAGCAGGGCGCCGACGGATTTCTTCAGCACGTCCAGCTCGCCCAGGGTGGACTCGTGCCCCTCGACGACCGCTTTGGTCAGGTCACGGTAGAGTTCGCTTGCCTCGACAAGCAGCTCCTCCTCCGTCATCTGCGTCTGCTGCGATTTCCGCAGCCGCTCGGCTTCTGCTTCCTCGACTTCCTTTGCCTTGCGAAGCGTTTCCGCCTCCTCGGCCTCCTGGGCTTTCCGCAGGGTGTCGGCCTCGGCGTCAAGCTCTGCCTGGGTCTTTTCCACTGCTTTCTTCAGCACCACCTCGACGCCTTCGCCGAGTTCTGCCTGCAGCGCCTTGGCCAGTGCCTCCAGCTCGTCCTCGGGGTTCTCCGATTTGGAGAGCGCGTCCAGCTCCTCCATTGCCTTTTTGAACATCTGTTTTTCCTCCTTCCTGTAATGGTCCTAACGAATGATTCCGGCGGCTTTCAGCGTGGCGCTGATATCCGGTCTTCCTCCGGCCATGCCGACGGCCTTGCGTAAAAAATCAACAGCTTCCTGGTGGCTTGCTCCTCTGCATTTCTTCAGATGCTCGACCGCTCCGGGGATCCCTTCTTTGAACGCCATGGTGTCGGGGTCGTAGCATCCGCAAGGGGTTGCGAGCTGGTCCGTGCCGTAGAGCAGCGTGGTAAACCCGCGATCGAGGTTTTCCCTCATCATCGGACCGTTGCCGTTGGCCATCGGGGTGCCGGTGTCGGTGCCCAATGCCTTGGCGAAGGCTTCTTCTGCCGGGTGATCGTGGCTGCCGCATTTGTGGCCGGCGGTGTAGAGCGGGTGGGTCGGGTGGCAGCGTCCGCAGCACATCGATTTGCGGAAGCATTGGAGGGTGGCGTCTTGGTTAACCGGCTTGTGCGTGATCGCGCAGTGCCTGACTACCGACTTCACCACCTTCTTGCCGTGCCGCTGCAGGACTCCGCCTTCGACGGAATAACAGAGGGATCGGAGGCCTCCCGATTTCTGGAGAGCCATGCCCAGCTCCCACATCTCGTCCGCCAGCCTTCCCTGCTCGCTCCTCGTCTCCCCGCTCGGGGTGATGATCTCGCCTTCCAACCAGAGCCCCTTGCTGTCGACGTGGGCCACGGTGGGGTAGCCAATGATCAGAGGCATCCTGGCGCCGACGTTGCCGCAGCTCGGGCATTTGGAAAACGGGGAGACGGTGCCGCACTGCAGGCATTTCGCCTGGTGGTCGTAGTTGAGGAATCCGGACTTGAGCAGGGGCTTGAAGTCGATGCCGTTCTTCAGCACCACCTCGCCGTCCTGGTCCATAGCCTCGGTGGAAGCGTAGCCTTTGACGATCCGCTTCCCGGTCCCGCGGCTTTTCTTCATCTCGATCTCCATGGGGAGCTCGAAGAGGACCTGGTTCTGTTCTTCGTTTTCGTACTGTTCCATGCCGGCTTCCTCAGAACGCAAAAAGACGGATCCAGGTGTCCCTGGTATCCGCCTCTAACCGCACTAGCTCATAGTTGCCTACTCGCCGTCTGTGCCTGTCAAGCGCTGTTTGCTTACTTGAATGTTCCCCTTGCGGGTGACTTCTACGGTGATCTCCTCGCCTCCGAAAAGGAACCGGAGGGGGAAGTCGTCGCGTTTGAGCACCGGGACGGTTGCTGAGTCTGCCTGGATGCTCTTGCGGAGCAGGTATATCAGCTTCGGTGCTCTTTCCATTTATGGGCGAGTTTAAGGGCCTATGTAGCGTATGTCAACTTTTTTGCCGACGCTTTTTCTTCTGGCTCTTGATGGTCCCTCGGCGGTATGGCCGCTCGATCGTCAGGATCACCGTCACCTCCTCGTTGGTGACGAAGCGCCAGTGCTCCGTGATGAAGTACCTGGCCGGCTGCATCCTGTTCTTCAGCAGGCGGAGGACCTGCCCATATCCCAGGTCCTCCTCCTGTGCCTCGGCCATGATCTGCAGGAGTGCGCGCCGAAAGCAGGGAGGGCGTTGTCCCTCCCACCTGGTCACGAATCGCTCCCAGGCGTGCCCGGTTACCTCTGCGCGCCGCAGCGGCATGCCTACTCCTTTTCGGCCGGCTTTCCGGTCCCGGCCTCCGTCAGCTGGTCCTCTACTTCCTGGGCTCCCCTTGCGTACTGGCGGGCCTCCTCCGGGGCGAGGAGTTCCAGCACGCGCAGGAACTCTCCGGCATGCACCTTCTCCTCGTCGATCACGGAGAGGAGTATCTTGCGGGCCAGCTCGTTGTCGATGCTCTCCGCCATCTGGGTATAGAGCTTGATGGCGTCGTACTCCGCGGCGATGGCGTCGCGCAGGGTCACCTCTATGTCGGGCTGGGACTTGAGGAGCTGGCTGTAGTGGCTCGGGTCCTTCCGCAGGTTGCTGACTACCCGCTTCGCCTTGTCCGCCAGGCTCCCCCCCTGGTCGTCCTCGTAGAACATGCCGTTGCAGAAGTTGTCGAGGTCGATCTCCTTCCAGTCGATCCCCATGGCGTCGCCGATCTGCTTACAGATGGCCTCCCCGGATTTCCGCAGGTCGTCGCCGCGGTGCGCCCATTCGCGCAGCTCCGCTTCGGTGAAGAGCCTGGCCGGGCCTCTGAATCCGTTGGCCGGTTCTTCGGGGGGGATGTAGGTGATGCCGTTCTCCAGCTTCTTCCCCTTGAGCCGGCCGTAGGCCGCTTCCATGAAGTCGTCGAACTGCCAGACGCTCATGCTGCCGAAAAACTGCGGCTTGTCGTACATCATGCGGAAGTACCGCATGGCCTCCTCGGGGCTGCGAAGGCCGACGAAGCATTTGTCCTCGTCGTACCTCTCGAACAGGGGCGCCTTGTTGATGTGGACTACGTAGACCTCGGGGGCCTGCTGGTCGGGTCCGACGATGATGTCCAGTTGGTCGCCGTCGGTGGCCATGGTCCCCTTGGCG